AAGTTCTCCACCGCCGACAGGCTGTTGGACCGCCCCGCCTGCGCGGTGCCGACCGTCCGGCCCGGATCGACGCCTCTGCCCTGGTCGGCGCCGCGCAGAAACTCGCCGCGCAGGTCGGGCAGGTTGAAGGTGTCCACACCGTTGCCCTCGCCCCAGAGCGTGCCTATTGCCGCGAACAGCGCGGCATTCGCGGTGCGGCTGACGGCGCGGCCGTCGGCGATCAGCCAGCCCGAGGGAGCCGTGGGCCGGGCGAAGGCCATCACCGCGCCGGGCGGCACGCCGTCGGGGATCAGCGCGGGGATGCCGAGATTGATCACCGCCTGCGGCTTGTCGGGCACGTCGGCGAGATTGGCGGAGCGGTTCAGGAAGTCGCTGAAATCCACCGAGGGTGTCTCCGGCGTCGTCCACGCCACGTCCCCGTCCGCGTTGCTCGCCTTGGTCAGCACCTGCCCCGTGCTGCCGCCGGGCAGCAGCCAGGCGGTGGTGATCGTCAGCGTCACCCAGCCCTGCGTCGCGATCACGGTGGCGGGGTCGAGCACCGGCTCGATCGTGCCGTTCGCCACCGCGAATTCCACCACCACGACGGTGTCGGTGAAGGCGCCGTCCTCGGGCACCGGCTTGGCCGTGGGCGGCAGCGAGCCGATGGCGAAGAGATCGCCGCCCGCCGCGAAGACACCCACCTCTCGCATCGTGAAGCCGCCCGCGGCGGCCGGGATCGCCAGTTCGGCCGCCCAGGTGCTCGGTCGCCCCGTCGGGTCGGGCTGGAAGACACGGTTGATGGCGGAGCGCCAGCGCTCGCCGGTGAGGCCCAGCGCAGCGGCATCGGGCACGATGGACGCGCCGTCGCCGTCGCCCACCGCCATCTCGGCGAGCTGCACCGGCGGCCCGCCCGAGGCCGCCGCCGCGATGGCGGCGAGGCCGCCCTCGGTGATCACTGCGAAGTAGTCTGCCATCCCGCCCTCACGATTTCCCGCTCACGCCCATGCCCGCACGACGAGCCGCCAGCCGTCGGGGGCCTCGTTCAGAGTCCGGGCCACCCGCGCGCCCGCTTCCGACATCAGCCCGAATCCCAGCGCACCCAGCGTCAGGCCGATCGCCGCCGCCGACTTGCGCACGGCGACGCCGTGGCTGTCGCCGCTCGACACTGTGCCCAGGAACGCGACCTCTATCTCGCCGCCCGGGTCCACCCCCAGGTCGGCCGTCGCGCCGATGCGCACCGCCGACAGCGCCACCAGCTTCGGCATCGCGCCGAGCGTGTGGGGCACCGCGAGCGAGGCGCCGTTGGCCAGCGCGATCTGGCCGCTGACAAATTCCTTGGCGAAGATCGGCACCGGCAGCACGTCCGCTGTTACCACCTTGTCGAGCGTGCGATTGGCGATGTCGGCCGCGTCCGCCTTGCGGATCGCCAGCGTGCGGTCGGCGCTCAGGTTGCCGCCGCCAGTCAGCCCCGTCCCGGTGCCCACCAGCCGCGTCTGCGGCGCAGCGCCGTTCGCGGCGGCGCCCTGGGAGGCGGTGGCAAAGTCCGACGCGGGGCGGTCCGCGGCAGACCCGAGCCCGAGATTGAGCTTCGCCTGGACCACGTCGGTGAGATCAGACAGGTTCTGCTGGCGCACCAGCGCGTCCGTCGCCGCCTCGGCCGGGTCGAAGAACTGCAGGCGGCGCAGCACCACCATCGCGAGCTGCCCGGGCAGCTGCGCCGCCAGGTCGTAGACGCCGTTGTCGGCGGCGAAGACCACACGGCCCTGGCCGTCGCTGACCAGCGGCTGCGGCAGCGGCACGCCCGCCGAGTTGAACACGGCCGCGGGCTCCGTGCTGCCCGCCGGGGTCACCTCGACCCAGGCGCCGGGGACGATGTTGCCCTCGCCGTCGGTGATGTAGAAGGTCTTGAACTCCATCTCCCGCTCCTCACGCTGTCCGGATCGTCGCGGGCGGCGGCCGCTCGCGCAGGGTGATCGTGTGGCCCGCGCGCAGGATGGCGGAGGCCTGCGGCCCGCCGGTCGATGTCGCGCGGATCGCGATCGAGGCGAGGTGCGAGCGCAGCGATTTCACCCGGTCCACCACGCCCAGCGCCCGGGTGATGTCCCTGAGCGTGGCGCCAGCCGCGCGCGGCTCGACCAGCAGCCGGAAGGTGAATGGAGCGCCCGGCACCTCCTCGCGGTGCCACTCGACGACGCGCGCCTCGAGGTCCAGCGCGTCGAGTGCGAGCCGCACCGCGCCGAAGGTGCCCTTGATGCGGTGCACCTCGATGGAGCGCGCGACGACCGTGCGCTTGCGGTCCTCGGGCCACGCCTCGTCCCAGTCGTCGACGCTGAGCGCCCAGGCGAGCCAGGGCAGCACCGGCGCGGGCGCGCGCTGCGGCGACCACACGTCGAGCACGCGGGCGGCGGGCACGTCGCTCATGCGCGCCAGTACCGATTCCACGCTGCGCTCGGCCTCGGTGGCGTTGCCGGGCAGCAGGCTCATGTGCCCGCCCCTGCGAGGGTGACGGTGACGGCGGTGGCATATGCCGCCTCGCCCGGGCCCATCACGATGTCCGCCGCCGGGCTGGCCAGAACGACAGCGGCGACGCCCGGCTGGTGCAGTGACGCGAAAAGCGCCGAGCGGCGGATGGAGCGCCCCAGCCGGTGCTGCGCGGCAACCAGCGCCTCGGCCGCGGCCTGCGCCTGCTGGCGCACCACCTCGGCGTCCGGGCCCTGTTCGACGGTCAGCTCGGCCTCCACGGCGTAGGGTGTGATCTCGGCCGAGACGACGGTGACGCTGTCGGTCAGCGGGCGCACCGTGTCGGCGCTCAGGACCTTGTCCACCGCGGCGCGCAGGTCGGGCCCGGCCGTGCCGTCGCCCTGGCGCGAGAGCACGTGCACCGTCACCTCGCCCGGCAGCGGCGAGGTTGCCTCGGCATCCTTCACGTCGCCGTCGGCCGAGAGCGCGTGGAATACATAGGCCCCGCGGCTGCCCGCGCTTGTGAAGGCTTCCGGTGCGATCTGCACGCGGCGGCGCAGATCCTCGTCGGCCTCCAGGGTTGGCGGCACGGGAGGGAAGGCGGCCGGGTTGCCGGGGTCGAGCACCAGCCGCGCGACGGAATAGTTCGCCGCAATCTGGTCGAGGTCGGCACCGGCGGCGAAGGCGAGCATCACGCCGCGCGCCGCGCTGTTGATGCGCTCGCGCACCAGCATCTCGCGGTAGGCCGCGATCTCGAGCTGCTTGACCAGCGGTTCCGACTCGAGCTGCATTACGGCGGCAAGCGACGGGTCGCGCTCCTCGAGGCCGGTCTTCGCGGCCGCGAGCAGGGTCTCGAAATCCACGTCCTCGACCACGCCCGGAGGCGGCAGCAGGCTCAGGTCGATGGCGTCGAAGGCACTCATGCGGCCACCCGGATGTCGTCGATGGTGAGAGGGCGGCGCTCGGGCAGGTAGATCGCGTCGATCTCGATGGCGATCCGCCCGGGCGCGGCCGAGACGATGCGCACCTCCTGGATGTCGAGCCGCGGCTCCCATGTGGCCAGTGCCTCGGCGGTGGCCGCGACGATGTCGAGGATGGTGCCCTGGGTCATCGGCGCATCCACCAGCCGGGGGAGCCGCGAGCCGTAGTCGCGGCGCATGACCCGGGTGCCGACGGGTGTCGTCAGGATGTCGCGGATGGACTGGCGGAGATGATCGATCCCCGCCAGCCCGAGCCCCGTCTCCGCGTCCATGCCCCTCGTCTGCATGGCGCGACTGTGCCCGCGCCGCGCGCGGCCGATCCTCTGGCGGTATTGCCGGTTCAGGGACCCGCGAAGACGTTCGGGCTGCCCTCGGCCACCGCGGTGCAGGCGCTGATCGCATCGCCCACCCGGCCGCAGCCGCGGCCGTTGATGAAGACGGTGGTCGAGCCCAGCGCGATCGGCATGGCATGGCTCGGGCAGGGGTTGCCCGGCAGCAGATGCACGGTGTTCACGTCGCCCTGGCGCGAGAGAGGAATGCCGTTCACGAAGACATCCGGGCTGCCCTCGGCCCGGGTCATCCCCGAGCAGTGTGGCACGTCGGCGTCGCCGATGCGCGTCACCGCGGGCATCGCGCCAGCACCTCGTGCAGCCGGTCGGTGAGCCGGGCGATCTCGTCGTGCTGCTCGGGCGTGTGCGGCCCGGGCGGGATTTCGGGGCGGAAGGCGATCAGCTCGTCGATCTCGTCGGGAATGTCGTCCCAGTGGCCGAATTCCCGCCACCTGCCCCCGGCCAGGACGATGTATGTGCCCGCGCCGAGGCCCATCAGTTGAGGTCGATTCGCGGCGCAGTGGCGCGGATGCCCGCGGCATCCAGCACGATCTCGCTGCCGTTCGAGTGGATGGTGATCGCCGCCTCGGTCATCACGATGCGCGAGGGGCCGAGATGTATCTCGTAGCTGGCGCCGTCGGCGCTGGGCGCGGGAAAGGCATCCTGGAACACCGAGGCCACGATCAGCGCCTGGTTGCTCTCGCCGCCGGGTGCCGCCACCATCACCTGCTCGCCCACCTCGGGCGGCGACCAGACGCGCGTGCGCCCGGCGCGCGCAGACGGGAAGGGGAGCCAGTCGCTTTCCGACTCGCCGCCGAAGCTCACCCGCGCGCGGGCCGTCGCGGGATCGAGAGCCATGACCGTGCCGATCCGGATCACCCCAGCCAGGCGGCGGTCCTGGTCCGACCCGCCCCAGCTCACGGCTCCACCACCGGGTCGTAGACGCCCTCGTTCTCCGGGCCGATCGCGGGCGCGAGACCCATCAGCACCTCGATGGGCAGCGTGCCCTCGCCGCCCCAGATGCTCTCGCCCACATGCACCACCTGCTCCCACTCCACCGACCAGACGCTGTACCGGTCGAGATCGGGCTCGAAATCGTCGGGGCCGACCAGTCCGACGCGCGCGGGCGCCACCGGCTGGCCCCAGCGGTTGAGGTGCACGAGATGCGCGAGCGCCGCCGCCATGCGGCGCACCGCCAGCGCCGCCTCGGGCGTGCGGAAGCCGAGGATCAGCCGCGCGCGCCAGCGCGCCGCCAGCGCGATCTGGCCGGTGCCGGGGTCGGGGTCGTCGGAGGGCTCCATGTCCTCCATCTCGATCAGGCAGGCGGGCAGCGGCGGCAGCGTGCGGTCCTCGCGGTAGGTCTCGACCGTCGCAAGTTCCGGGAAGCGGGCGGCGATCGCGTCTCGCACGGCGGCGTGCAGGGCGGCGAGATCGACTTGTGTATCCGGCGTCATCCCGACACCCCGGCCAGTATGAACCCCACCACGGACGGGCTGATCCATTCCAGGTGCTTGCGCCGCCGCCAGCCGTCGAAGAGCGGCTCGCTGTCGATCCAGCGCTGCCAGACCTCGCGCAGATACCAGCCTGCGGCGTTGAGGATCACCACCAGCCCCGGCTCCATGCCCGCGCGCGCCAGCGCCCAGCAGATGGCCGCGGCTGCCAGCATGTGGAGCGCGTTGTCGAGCGTCGAGAAATCCCGCCAGAAGCCCCGCATGGCGCTCACTCTCCCACCGGCCAGCCGAACAGCGCGTCGACCGCGAGAGCCAGATCGGCGTCGGTGATGTCCGCGCCGTTGGCCGCGCGCCAGGCTTCGGCCAGCGCGGCCACCAACGGGGACGCCCGGTGCGCGCGCTGCATCCGCAGCAGTGTCAGCTCGGCCTCCAGGGCCTCCTCATCCGGCATGGCGGCGAGCAGTCCCTGGGCGAGCGCGGGTAGAGTGTTGCCCCTGGCCCAGTCCCGCGCGGCCGAGGCGGTGATCCAGCCGCCCGTTGTCAGCCGCGCGAGCAGCGTGGGCATGTCCAGCGCGGCCCCCTCGCGCCACGCGGCGCGCATATCTTCTTCGCTGGGCGTCTCATCCGCGCGCCGGGCAATCTCCGCCTCGGCCAGCGGCTCGATGAGTGTCTCTCCGGTAAGAGCGCTCACTATCAGTCTGTCGGCCATCAGCGCACCCCCCAGAAGGTGATTTCGCCGGACGTGAAGTTGCCGCCGATCGACCGCAGCGAGATCGCGGTCATCGGGACCTGAAGTGCCACATTCGAGGATCTTCCGAAGGCGACCAGGTTGTTCGACGCCGCCAGCTGGGCCGTGTAAGCTTTCATTCCCGGCTGGTTGAAACCCATCACACTGGCGTGGGCGTCCCGCGCCGCCGCCCCGCCATTGGCTCCGCCCAATAAAAATCCGGTCGCGGAGGTTCTGACGTTGCCGTTGCTTTGCGTGCCGCGGCTGTCGTAGTGGCCGGATGTCGAGAAGAACGAGAAGCCGTTGTTGGCCGACAGCAGGATTTCGGCTTCCTCTGACGAGGCAATCCACCAGCCGTTGAGGTGGACCTCGCGGAAGTTTCCGAGGTTTGTCATGACTATCTGCACCACGGGGACGGATATGACGACCTGCTGGATCAGCTCCAGACCGCCGCCTCCAGCAGCGCCGGGAGTCCACGCCGCGCCACCCCATATCGGCACCTGCCCGACCGCCGCGCCGCTCTGCATCAACGCGGAAAGCGGGTGTGTGTGCGCCGACGCGGCCTTGCCGTCGAGCTCCGCCTGAAGTCCCGCCACGTCGCCGACAGTGTGTGCGTGCGCCGCCGCAGCCTTGCCGTCCAGCGCGGCCTGAAGCCCGGTGACGGTGCCGATGGCCTGCGCGCCGGTGTGGGTCGCGCGATCCCGCAGCTCGGCGTCCGGCGCATTCGCCGTGGCCCCGGCCGCGACACCATCCAGCTTCGCCTTCTCGGCGTCGGTGAAGCCGTTCGTGTCGGCGTTCTGCTCGTAGCGCAGCTTCACCGCCGCCGGGCTGTCGTCGAGCTTGCTGTCGGGGTCGAAAACCCGCGTCTGGATCGGAAAACTCTCGATCGTCATTCGACACCATCCTCCAGCCAGACCAGCGCCAGCCCGCCGCCGTCGATCAGCACATTGCCCTCGGGATCGGCCAGCAGCACATCACGCAGCAGCACGATCACGCCGGGCCCGGTGACGAGAGGCTCAATGGGCATGGTTCACGCCCCCACCTTGAAGACCGTCCGCGCCCGCACCTCGGCGCGCAGGTTTTTGAAATAGATTTCATCGACCTGGTCCCAGACCTCGGCGTCGATCACCTGGCGGGTTTCCTCCTCGATCGGGATGCGCGCGGCGCGGATCGGCAGCCGGGCGCGCCCCTTGCGCTCGAAGATGCGGATGCGCCCGTTCGAGTCGGGAGCGAGGAAGGCTCCCGGCAGCGTGTGCCGCCCCACCGTCACGCCGCCCGGTCCCTGGCGTGGCCTCCCCTTGAACGCCGTAGCCCCCATGTCGTTGAGCCCGAACCAGAGACGGCCTGCGGCCAGCCGGTCGCCCTTCGCGGCGAAGTTGAAGACCCGCAGGCGGCGCCTGATCTCGCCCGCGCTGCGCAGGTCCAGCGCCTCGCGCCAGCTCTTGCGCGCCCGCGTGGCCAGCGCCGTGGCGGTGCGGCGGATCGCGCGCGCGTGCGCCGCGCGCAGGTCCTTCTCGCTCGCCTCGAACTCGCGGCCGATGGCCTCGATCCGGTCGGCACGGATATCCACCCTCATCGGCATCAGCCGGGCTCCGGTGCCAGCGGCAGGGTGGCCATGCCGGTGCCGTCGGCCTGCGGCCCGCCCAGCACGTCGTAGGCCGTCCCCGCGATTTCCACGCGGCCGCCTCGGGTCATGCCCTGCAGGTTGATCTCGGTCGCCGTGATGCGCGGCTGCTCCGTCTCGGCCATGTACTCGCCGAGATCGGCAGAGAGGAAGGGCCGGTCGAAGATCGCCGGGATGGTGCGCGGCGCGCCCGCCACCGGAAACAGCTGGACCTCGACGGCGAAATCGTCGAGGTCCAGGAAGGTGTCCAGATCGTCCCAGGCGGGAGTCATGGGTCAGCCCTCGCCGTCCTCCGCGCTCTTCTCGGCGGGTTTCTTCGCGGCAGGTTTCTTCGTTGCGGGTTCCGGCGCATCCGCGGCGGCTTCTGCCAACACCACCTTGCCGCGCCGCAGCAGCGGCTTGGCGTCGCGCTCCGAAAGCGACAGGCCCGAGCCGGGCACCAGGATGCGCCCGGCCCAGACGAAGCTGCTCGTGACCCTGAGGTCGATATTGTCCTTCTCGGGCATCTGCCCCTCCGTTGGTTTTCAGGGGCCCGTGCCGGGCCCCCGCGTTGCCGTCAGCCCGTCACGCGGTCGCGTCGCGGCCCAGCGCGAAGCTCTCGGGGCGGCGCACAACGAAGTCCACGTCCTGGAACATCACGATGCGCAGCCCGCCGGAGGTCGAGAGCGACGAGGGATCGACGATGATGTCGAGGCCTCCCCACATGCCGACGATCAGGTCCGCGAAGTTGCCGAAAATCACGTCGCCGTCGATGATCTGGTTGGTCACCTCGGCGCGGTAGCCGTTGACGGTGCCATTCGTTTCCCAGATCGGGGCGCCGCTGGTGCCCGGGAACTTCTGTGTGGTCTTCAGGTGGCCGCGCATCTTGGCGTTGACGACATAGGCCATGCTGGCCACGTCGGCGTTATCCGCCGCGGTCTCGGTCTCGAGCTGGACGATCTCTTCCCAGATGGGCATCTGGCCCGTGCCCGCGCCCGCGCCGTCGGTGCCGAAATCGACGGCGTTGATCCCGCCCGTGTTGACGATGCCGCGCGGCTGGTTGTTGGCACCGGTGCCGTAGTAGCCCGCCAGGTCGATGCCCAGCGCCAGCGCGGCCGCCAGGTCGCGCCGCACGATGCCCTCGGCATCCGGCGTGGACTGGATGATCAGCTTGCGGCTCAGGTCCGTGAACGCCGCAATGGTGCGCGGGCTCAGCGCGATCTGGCCGATCGTCGGCACGCCCTCGCCCGCATCCTCGGTCTCACCCAGCCAGTAGTGGCCGGACCCGCCGGTCTGCTTCGGGATCTGCACGTTGCCAACCAACCCGGTCATCGACTGGCCGAGCTGCATGATCGTGGTGCGGGCGCGCAGCATGTCGATGAAGCTCTGCGCCATCAGCGTGGTTGCGACGATGTTCCCGCCGCTCTGCGATCCGGCGGGCGTGTTCGCTGCACCGCCGGTGTTGAAGGCGCGCGTCAGCACCTCGTGCGGCACCAGGAAGCCGCGCGCGTCGCGGCCGTAATGCTGGGCGGCGGCCTCCGAGCACTCCCGCTCGAAGGCGGCCGCCTCGATGTCGGCGCGACTCGCGTTCGGAACCTGTGCCCGGATCGCGCGGAACAGCGAATAATGCCGGGTTTCCGCGGCGGTCAGGCCGATGCTGGCGTTGGCCGGAACGTTGGTCTGCTGGCGCCCGCGGCTGTTGGCGATGTGCTCGAGCAGCGCGCCCTGCAGCGCCTCGGGGGCGGAGCCGTCGCGAATGTGCTGCTCGACCATCTCGGCGGGTGCGCCGTAGGTGCGGCCCATCTCCTGCAGCTGCGCCACGCGCTGGCGCTCTTCCTCGCGGGCACTGCGGGCCGCTGCGGCCTGTGCTTCGCCCGCGCGCTCGATCACCTCGAGAACCTCGGTGATCTTGCCGTCCTTGTCGACCTTGGCGCGAACGAGGTCTCCCTTGTCGTTCCGCAGGACCTTTTCCATATCGCTGCCCCTCGCAGTTTGCATTTGACCGGCAGGATCACCGCGCGGCGCGGCGCGATCCTCTGGCGCTTTTGCCGCTGTCCGCCCGATGCCGACCTGTGTGTCGGCGGGGACCGAGACGATGGAAACCTCGAAGGGCTCCCAGTCGGTCACGGTCACCAGGTCCGGCGAGCCCTCGCGCTTCTCCACCTGCACGCCGTGGATCGTGTAGCCGACAGAGACATGGCGGCGGACGCCGTCGAGCACGTCGCGCCAGATTTCCTCGGCCAGCGCGCCACGGCCGAAGCGCACCCGCGCGCGGCCCCGGCCGTCGCGGTCGATGCGCGCGGACTCGACCACGCCGATCTGCCGGTCCCAGTCGTGGTTGTGCAGCAGCGCCGCGCCATCCTGCAGCCGGGTCAGGCGGACGGCCGACCGCTCATGGCTCAAGACCTCGATGCCGAAGAACCGCTCGACCGGCTGTGTCGAGCTGAACGCCAGGTCCACCGCGCGCTCCTCGGCATGCACCATCCGGATCTCCGCCACGCGGCGCATGCCCTGCGCGCCGCCGCGCGCGGCGATCTGGCGCCGCAGCCCCTCGGCGGCGCGCCGCTCCTCCTCGGTGCCGCGCTCGTCGTCCGGGCGGCCGGGGACGATGTCGCGCGCGCCGTCGTCTCCCTCGTCATTCGCGTCCTCGCCATAGGAGCAGCCGTCCGCGTTGCCCGCCGCGATCAGCGCGTCGAGAGTCACGTCCAGCACCCGCGCGAATCCCTCCAGCCGGTCGAGCGGCGGGCAGTCGATATCGGCCGCCAGTATACCCTGCACCGTCGAGGCCGAGATGCCTGCGG